CGCTTGAACTCGCGCTCAGGCGGCGCCGTGGCCAGCAACTCAACCAACCCGCTTAACTGCGAAATAGCGTCCAGCGCCTGCTGCGCCTTGGTGTCAGCCTGGAACGCAACATCCTGCGCCAGCGTGGCCACAGCATCCAGCGCCTCAACGGCCTTCTGATCGGCCGTCGTGCTTTGAATGGCCGCGTCCTGGGCCACGGACGCTATCTGGTCAAGCGCTTGCACCGCAGTGGCCTGCGCAGTGCTGGCCGTGATGTTCACGCCCTCAACGACGTCAGGTGCGATGGTGTCAACCGTGGCAAACAGCCGCTCAAACTGCCTGATCTGTTCGTGATCCTGCAGGAACGACGCAAGCTGATCTCGCGTGAGTCGGAGGCTAGACGTGGCCATGTCAGTACATCGTCGGCTCTAGCCGCGCCTCAAGGCGGATGAACGACAGATGCGCGTCAGAGTCGCCACGGAACCGCTGCATGCGGAAGTTGCGCATCGCGCCCTGCCGGAACCACACCAGGCGCTTGGTGGTGGCGCCCGTGGTGCCCACCGTGATGAACTTGTCCTGGCTCCAGGCTTGCCCGTCGAGGCTGTACGAGGTGCTGATCTGCGGGTTGACGCCGACCGCCACGCGGCCCGTGAGAGAGACGAGTTCGATGTCGTGGAAGATTACGCTCTTCGACTCGTTGTAGACGATGGCTGTCCCGAACTCCCAGCGCACCGTCTGGCCCCAGTGCTGGCCGGTCAGGCCCGTCAGGTAGCCAATGGCGCTTGACTGCGGGTCGCCCACCAGCCATCGGTTGTAGGCCCAGACCAGATTGCGCGCACGGTACTGTGCAAAGCCCGCCGTAGTGGTGGTCAGCGTGAACCAGATGAACTGCTTGACGGACTCGCTGGCCGATGCGTCAAAGACCAGCGTGCGGTCCGGCAGATGCACATACAGGTGCTGGTGCGCCTTGTCGTTGCGGGCCTCCAGCTTGACCAGCGCCAGCTGCGCGTCGGTGTAGGTCGCCAGGATGCGGTCAACCTCATCGGTGCTGATCTTGGTGGCCGTGGCGTTGGCACCTAGGTAGATGCCAGGCTCCTCGTTGCGGCCACTACCGAGGAACGCAATCTGCTCCTGAAACACGCAGCATGCGAAGGTGCCAACGGCGCCCTTCTGGACTTGAGCGCCGTCAATGCGCTGGAACGGGAACAGGTCGCCGCCCACGTTGTCGAACACCTCAATGGTGTGCGTGTTGATCGCGTAGACCTCGTTGCGCAGCTTGACCAGCGCTACCACAGGGTCTGGATCGGCCTCGCTGGAGCCGTACTTTAGCGGGTTGACGGCAAAGGGGTTCGACAGTTCGGTGACCACCAAGAACTCGCCGTCCGTAGTCATCCAGTAGCCATCGACCCAGCACATATCGACCACCGTGCCGAGATCGGGATCCACGTTCTGCGCCAGCACGTTTGTGGTCGGATTCCAGAACCAGAGATTCCCAGCGGACGCGATGCCCAGCAGATCGAAACTGTAGTCCAGCGTCACCAACTGGTTGTCGTTGCCGACATCGCCCAGCACCGTCACGGTGCCCGTGTTGCTGACCGTGACGAGCTTGCTGCCCATCACGCGGTAGACGATGCCATTCCAGTAGATGCCGCCACGGTCGATGCCAGGCCCGGTGCCGTTGCCCACGATGCCGTCACCAGGCCGCAGGAACGAGTCGCTGATGCCCGACGGCACTGGCGTCGGCACCATGTTCACCGGGTACGAGGTCCGAATGTCCGGCCCGTTGTCGGTGTAGATGCCGCTCAGGATGGGGATTTGCATGTCAGCAGTTCCAGGCCTTCAGGGCCAGCGCCTTGCGGGTAGGCTTGCCCTTCTCGTCCTTCATCGGCCCAGGCATGCCACCCATGCGAGCGCAGAACGACTTGCGCCGCGCCGCGTCTTTCTCGTTCTTGGGGTTGGGTGCCGGCGGCTTCAGATTCATGCCCTGCGCCTTCGCAGACGCCCGCCCCTTGGCGTTCAAGCCACCCTTGGGGTTCTGGCCCTCCTTGCGGGTCCAGGCGGGCGTCTTGGCCATATCAACGCAGGCCCCGGCCCGAGATGATGTGGATCGAACCACCCCCAGCAGGCGCGATGTACGCCACCGTGCGCTCGGTCTTGCCCTTGCTGAGGCTGACCTGCGCGCTGGGTGGCAGCGGGAAATCAGCCGTGGTGGCCGTCTGCGTACCCTCTCCCACGCGAACGTAGGTCAGCACGGTGGTGCTCAGGTTCGTGATGACCACGCCCTCGTCGGCCGTCGTGAGTGTGCTGGATGCAGAGGCCACGCCAGGCGAGACGACAAGGCCCGTGCCGTAGGCTGGGCAGAAACTTTCAATGGTGGACGACATGATGATCCTCAGTAGGTCAGGCGATGCGATACCAGGAGTTCGTGGCCTGGTAGAACCTCATGCGGAAGAAATCCTCTGCCGCCAGCGTGGTGGGGTCACCGAACCCAGCCGCCGCGCCGTTGAGCGCCAGCGTGAACGCTGTGATTTGCTGCGTGGTGGTGATGAGAACCTCGGTGCCATCGGGCGTCAGGGTGTTCAGCGGCAGGGTCACGGTGCCGGTGGCCAGCGTGCCAGCAGGCTGGATGACGGCCCACTGCGCCTGCGCTACAGGCGTGGGCAGCGCGATGTTGAACCCGGTGCCCGGCGTGTAGAGGTTCGTTGCCACCGTGGGCGCGTTTAACTGCTGCTGGAAGTAGGCCAGCAGCGCCGACATCGGCAAGCGGCGAGCGTCGCCCGTGTTCGGTGCGTAGACCGCCAGTTGGTCACCGGGTGATGCCTGCGACAGCAGCGGCAGTTGATAGATGAGTGCCATGTGTGCCTCGTTGCGCGATGCGCGTCAGTTGAGTTCGAGCGGGCCGTCAGGGCCGACTTGCACCGGATCGACGGGCGGCCGAACGAACGGATTGTCGTACACGCGCCAGGGCTTGTTGCCAGCACCCGACGGCATCGTGCTGGGCATCTGCTGCTCCAGCGGGAACGTGGCGCGCTGCAGCAGCGTGTCATAGCCCTGCTTGGCGGTGGCCATCGTCATGGGCATGACCTGCTTGCCGTAGCTCGGCGCTAGGCGGATGCCCAGGCTGCAGATGATGGCCTCGTAGGCCGAGTCTGGCACGTTTGTCTCTTCGTCGATGCTGCCGTCCTGCGGGCTCGACGGGATCGGGTAGCCGAGGCGGATGCCCTTGCCGTTCCAGTCGGCAATCATGGCGTCTAGGCGGCGACGAGCAGACTCCAGTTGATCGGGCTGCAGGTCGAAGGTGTACGCGGCCAGGCCGATCTCCTCGAACGCCGCGAGGATGAATTGCCGCTTGGTGTAGCCCATCTGTTGCTCCGTCAGATCGGGTTCATGGCCGCGCTGATCTTGGCCATCAGCGTGGCATCAGACCAGCGCTTGTCGGGCTTGATGCCCAGGATCTCGGCCTGCTGCAGCATCTCGGCGCGGGTTGCCGGTGCGTCATCGGCAGGCGGTGCCGCGGGCTCCTCGACCTCCACCGCAGTTGCCGGGATGGCGTCTTTTGCCAGCCTAGCCTTCAGCCGCGCCAGCAGCTTGGACGCAGACACCTTGCGGGCCTGCGTGCTGGTCAGCCCGTGCGTGAATGCGCGCTCGCCGCATGCCGCGATGGCGGTGCGAACGTCGGCGTAGTAGCCCTGCGCGAGCATCTCGGACAGCTCGGCATCGCTGTTCACCGAAGCGAAGCGATACGCTCCACCAGACGAGTGTCGCTGCGGCCCAGGGCTGCGGAAGACAAAGGTCGGGAATGTGGGCATGGTCACTTCTTCTTTGCGGTCTTGGCTGCGGCGCGGAAAGCAGCCGCAGTCGGCGCGCCTTTGGCTCCGGGCTTGCGCATGCGCTCCTTGGAACCAGCCTCGATTCTCTCGCGTTTTGCCGCGATGTTGGCGTACAGGCCAGGCGGCTTGGCTTTCATTTCTTTGCCTTCGCTGGTGCCTTGCTCGGCTTGCCGGCCTTCTTGGCAGCGGTGCGTGCGGTGTTCAATGCCACGGCCACAGCCTGCTTCTGCGGCATGCCGGCCTTCATCTCCTTCGAGATGTTCTTCGACACGCTGGCTTTCGAGTAACCCTTGGTCAACGGCATGATGTGCTCCAGATGTGAAAACGCGGGCGGCAGCTTGTCACCACCGCCCGCGTGTCTTTCCCGCCTTGCCGCGTTAGCTGATGCGGTAGGTGGCGAACGTGTCGGTCGCCGTTTTGTAGGTGCGGAACCGATGGCTGCTGTTCACGGCAACGACGCCGTTGCCGTTGATGTTGTTGCCAGACGCAGCGTTGGTGATCGTCACGGTGTTGGCGCCAGACGAAAGGTTAACCAGAGTCCAGTCGAAGAAATCACCCACATCGAACTGGGCAGCCAGTTCCATGTCAGCACCGTTCGGCAGCAGCACGGCGATAGTCGCGCCAGTTGCCTGAGTGGTGGTGATAAGACCAGACATCACCTTTGCAGTCGTCAGCGTTGCGGCCGAGTTCTGCGTGGTAATGGCGCCTTGGTAGTTCGAACCGAACACCACCGGAGCGACACCGATCTGATACTCCACCTGAGCCGCGCCAGCATTGATGATGAGCGTGGTTGCTGCGGTGTACGGACCGAGCAGCTTGTAGCCGGTGAACGTGCTTTCCAGATCGTTCTGCTCCGGGTAGTTCGGGAAGCCGACAACCTTGAAGACGTTGGTCTGGGTGATGCTCTGAAGAGCAATGCTTTCGTTCGCGGGAACGATGACTTCTGCGGTTCCCTGCAACGCGATGACTGAATTGGACATGATGGAAAACTCCTTGTATTGCTGTTGCGAATCGGGCCGGTGTTACCCGGCCCGGTGCGTCATCAGGGGGTCTGCCCGAAGAGCAGGATGCCGCTCATCTCGGGTTGCTTGTTCACTACGCCGAACAGGCAGTCGAGGCGGTACTTGGTCTTCATGGTGTTGACGTCGTACTGCTTCTGCATCACCAGCTCGATGCCCTGGTCGGTGGAGGCACGCATCACGGCCGCACCAGCGTCAGCAGGCACTGCGTAGCGTCCCGGCAGGAGTTCCAGCGCGTCCTTCTGCCAGAAGCAGTTGATCGGAGCGGCATCCACGTTCAGACGGTCCACCGTGGCGGCGGCGCTGGGCGTGACGATGACGTTCTGGTACTGCAACTCGGCGTCCGTGCCACCCTGAGCCGAGATGATCGGCGGGGTGATGACGCAGGTGGTGCCGGTCAGAACCTGAACCACGCGGAAGGTCTTGAGTTCGCCAGTGGACTGCTTGGTGATGTGATGCACAGCCACCACGCCGTCGATGGTGATCGCGTCGCCGGCCAACAGGTTGGCAGTCGAGGTCACCGTCACGGTTTGGAAGCGGTTGTCCACGTTGGCAGACTCGCCGGTAGCGGCCACGCTGGTGGCCACCGGCACCCAGTAGTTGCCGGCTGCGGCCTGGGTGTCGATCGTGGGATCGGCGCCAGTGGCTCCACGGATGCGGTTGGCGTAGTCGAACTTGTAGGTCTGGAAACCAGCCACAGTGCCGACGAAGCCGCGACGATATGCCTCGTCGCTGATCTGGTTGCCGAACGAGCGCGTCGCCACAGCCAGATTGCCGGCCATGCCGTTGTAGTCGCGGCTCGACAGCGCCAGGTAGCGGTCGAACATCTGCACGCCCTGCTCGTTCATGATCGTGTCGCACGCGGCCACGTCGTCGTAGCTGCCGGCCGAGGCCGTGGTGCGGACCACCAGCGAACCCAGGTTCGCGGCGACGTTCATGACGGCGAGGTTGACGTCAGAGGCCAGCTTCTGCTTGGCGGCGTCGCCGAGGCGGCCTTCCTGCAGAGCGTCGCGCAGCTCAAGCGCGTCCATAATCCAAGGCACCGACTTCTGGAAGCCGAGCGTGGAAGGAACGGACAACTGCGTGAACTCGGTGAAGTTCAGCGTCTGATCCATGCCGTTGTAGGACTGCGCGATGTAGGGCTGCGGGCGCCAGATCACGTTGTTGGTGCGCTCCATCATCGTGCCGTCGGTACGGTACACGGAGACGTTGCGAGACAGCACAAGCGCGTCGTTGAAGCCTTCGAGGATGTCCTCGAACGCTACGCGCTCTTCCTTGGAAAAACTGTTGGCCATTTGTGGCTCCTCAAAATGGATGAGTGACTTGGTACGGCTTGCGCCGCGCTTTGCTACTCACCCATTCAGAGCCGGGCGGCCGCTCGTGTCTTGTGCGCTGCCCGTGAGGTGGGCGAGACCAGATGGGCCGAATGTACCACGAACACCCGGCCCGGTGTCAATCAGCGGCGCGCAGACTGCTTTTCTCGCTGTTGGCGGCGATAGGCGATGACCTTC